TAAGTGATAACGGGCCGATCTGATTTATACCGCTGCCGTTATGTTTATGCTATAAAAAATATATAAGCAAAAAATCCCCATAACTGCGGGGATTTTTATGTATACGGCAAACAAACGGCAAAAAAATCATTTATAAATGGTTTCAATGTATTGGTCTGCTTCTTTGCGGATATCATCTGTGTAATGAATATAGGTGGCGGCAACGGTGGCTACATTATCACCTAAAACAGCCGCGACAAGATTAATGTCTTTTGATTTTGATAAAAGCATAGTGGCAAAGGTATGCCGCAGGGTATGAACAGAGATGCCCTGTTTTAATCTACGCAGCTGCCTATTCATGAGTGGATGAGTGCTTGGTGTTGTAGGAATAATCCGCCCGTCAATAGATATAGGGGCGGTCTGTTTCCATTCATTTAGCTTGGCGGCCAATTTTGTATTCATGTGTATAGTTCGATTTCCATTCCGTGATTTTACGGCTTTAAATCCCCGTTTTTGGGGTGATATCCAGTTGTATTGTTTGTCTACGGTAATTGTTTGTCTTGGGAAATTGATGCTGCTCCATGTCAATCCGGCTATTTCCCCGTATCTCATACCTGTATTTAAGGCAATGAAAGCAATCATGTAAAAAGTGGGGGTATCACTTAAGGCATCAAGCAGTTGCCGGGATTCTTTTTCAGTCAATGCTTTTATTCTCCGGATGGTTTTATCTTTTGCTTGCGTGACACTGTCTGCAGGATTCGCTGTAATAATTTTATACGGATTGAGGGCATAGTTAAAAATAGCTCGAATCTGGGCGAAACGATTCTTTCTTGTACCACTGCTGAATCGTGCCATATCTTGATAGACATTAATCACATCTCCGGCGGTAATTTCCCGTATGGGCTTATCGCACAGAGCAGGAATACTACGGAGCATAAAGAAATAGTTCCTTTTTGTGCTGTATTCTAAAGAGGATCCTTTATCCCGCAAGTATATATTCTGTGTGAAACTTTTAAAGGTAATATCCGCAAGTTCCGGATCGGCTCCGCAGGCGGCATCTTCTTTTGCGGCAGCTAATAATTTATCTTGGTATTGTTTGGCTTCCCGCAGCGTTTTAAATCCCTGTCTGGTTTTCTGCTTCCATTTGCTATTCACCTTATATGACAGAATAAGGCAGATACCGCCGTTTTTCTCACGCGTCGAAAAAGAATATTCCATAATAAAAATCAGCTCCTTTTCTGAAATAGGGCTGATTGTGCTATAATATATGCGTAACCAGCCTGTGGTAGGGTTGTTACAATTGCCGCGAAAGAATCCCCATTCTTCCGTGGTTCCCGTCGTCATATGTCCGTATGGCGGCGGGATTTTATATTGATAAAAAATAGGGACGGTATCTGTAACGAAACCATCCCCGCAAAACGGAAAACCGTTTTTTGTTCTGGAATCATTATAGAAATAATGAAGTGCTTTGTAAAGAGATGGCTTATGGATTACATCTTTTGCAAGGAACGTATCCAGCGTTGATCGCTTCATCCCGCGTATCAAAATAGACTTTGTTGCGATCTTTCATCTGGTAGACACTGCTGCAATAATCTTCATGGAATTTGTGGCTGTTTCTGTTGCCGATATAGGCGTCTGCTACACCTGCAATAGAAACAGATAACATGGCGGCCAACGAAAAGGTGAGAATAGATTTTTTGAACATGGTATATATCCTTTCTGAATAAATTATTAATGAGACATGTTAAAGTTTGAAATTTGACGGTTGATTTCTTCTATAGCATTCTCTCGTTCATCTATAATCCGTTGAATGTCGGCATTACAGTTATCAACATATTCCTTTCCTTCATCGACATAGCGGCCAAGTTCTTCATAAGTCGGATCATAAGAAATGTAACTGGAAAAGGATGGATAATAATATCCCATGTTTGAGCCTCCAGTTGCATAGCCAAGGGCATAGGATGTGGCACACATCGTGAAAATGGAAATAACAATTAAAACCTTTTTGTACATGATACTTCTCCTTATTCGTATCTATCACTATATTCTTGAATAAGATAGTCATAGTAATTTGAGTTTTTTGAAATATGACGTGTTTCTATTATAAGCATGATAATCACCAACGCACTGAAACAAGTCTTGAGAATAAATATATTTTGAAATAATAATACTACTATTATTGAAATGAACATTGCCATATTATTAATATCTACTAATGCACCGATAAATTTATTAGCTTTTAAATATAGGGAAATAATAAAAGAAGAAAATGAAATCGTACAAAAGGATGAAAGTATAGTATATAAATTAGAGGTTATTCCCGACGAATGGATTACGAAAAAGTTTGTAAGCATGTTATAAAGGTATATCGCGGAAAAACATATAGAAATCGCAAAAAATAAAACCCAGCTAAGTATTTTATTCCCTTTATAGAATATTTTCTCAAATAATTTGAAAAGGAATCCGGCAATTAAAAGTATAATTGCAAAATAGATAAAAGACGTTATCAAGCAAACGCCTACTTGGACAAGATGATTCAAACTATATTTTAGAAATGTCCATATAATTATAAATGGAAATAATAAAAATATTACGAAAGAAACCAAGCTATTAATGACAGGAAGCATATTGGCAGACCTCTTTTCTCGCCGTGATAGACATTACAATTTCCCTCTGATCTCAACGACTTTCCCAAGGATAGACACTGGCAGTTCCTTACATTCTTTTTTATTGTACGTCTTCGGAGTATAAACAGATGGGTTCCAGCCTATTAATGTCAGTCCAGCATCGGACTTGCTGATTTGTTTTACTGTGGCGTCGTTTCCGTTAACTAAGACGACAGCTATATCACCGCTATCCACATCTGGCTGACGCCGTACGATGACCACATCGCCGTCCATCATGCGGGGTTCCATGGATTTTCCCGCTATTTTTAGAGCGAAGTATTCGCCCGTTTTGGACATGCTTTGCGGAATTTCTTCCCAGTCTTCAATATCAGTGATGGCCTCTATCGGGATGCCTGCAGCTACTTTGCCAAGAACAGGGATACGTATACCTTTTTTCTCTTTATCCAGTAGAGTATCCATGTCTATATTAAAGAAATCGGCCAATAATTCTAAAGTTTCAAAATTCGGCTCTCTATTACCATTTTCGTACATGCTTATTGTACTTACTTTTAATCCTGTAAGCTTTGCCATGTCTGATTGCGTCAAACCTTTTTTCTTACGTGCTCGTCTTAAAGAATCTTTAAACGCCATACTTAGATAGCACTCCTTTCTTTTATTTACATCCATAATACCACGTTTTGTAAATTATTACAAAATATTTTTCACAAAGTGTGTTGACAGTTGCAAAAAGAAGTGCTATTATCCATATATACACGAAATGTGAAATACAGAAAGAAAGGTGGTGTTAGAAATGAATCCAAAAAAATCTGGAAAAATTATTGCTAAGTTGCGTGGTAAAAGAACACAAAAAGAGATAGCGAAAGCGCTTAAAATCAGCCCATCTGCTATACAGATGTATGAGGCTGGGAATAGAGTTCCGCGTGACGAAATTAAATTAAAGATAGCAAAATATTTTCACAAAAAAGTAACAGACATTTTTTATGTTTAAAAAGTACACGTTTCGTGAAATTACTGTAACGACCTACCACAGAAAAACATAGAAAGGAGTGAAAAGATGAAGATTGAATGTTTTTTATCTATACTACGGCCGATGAAGCGAGGACTTGAAGTCCATATCAAAGCAAATACCTATAGGCCATCTCAATTCAAGGAAATCGTGAAAATGGCTGCTGATATACAAAAAGAGTACAGCTGTCACTGCACTCTTAATGTAAATACAGACGAATGCTTCAAGTTAAGTGATGGAAGAGCCTAAATGCTGATGAATCCAGTCCCATGCTTTTTGTGGTAACCATCCGGAATAATTTCGTGTGACTTCCATGATTACGAAAAGATCATTGTTGTCAGTACATTTCCTGATTGTCTCTTGTATTGTAGACGCGGAATAAGAACTGTCAATGAGCCAAGTGGAATCAAGGTAATGACACCATGATGTACTACAGCTTTTAATCGCATTATACAGGCGGTTATAATCTTGTCCGGATTTATTCAAATCATAGGAAATAATGTATATCATTGTAGTTCACCTCCTTTCTGCCAACATTATAACAGAGTGAGCAGAAAGTGATTCACGATAACCTACCACAGAATTTATAGAAAGGAGTGAAAAATGGAACGAAGAACGTACACCGTCGCGGAAACTGCCGAAATTTTAGGTGTATCGACGGATGTCGTCTACCGCATGAAAAATGACGGCATCCTCCCGGCAGTAAAAAACCTATCGGCCATCCGATTTCTAAAGCGGGACGTGCTCGCGATGGTCGGCGAGAAAGAAGATGATTTTCGTCCGTCCGCATTCCGAAGACTTAAGAATGAATTGTCTCTTGAGAAACAGGAAAACGCGCGACTGCGAGGCGTTATTCGCCAGATTTGTATAGCCGCCAATACGGCGGCGGTGCAGGAGGGGTTATGAACAAGCCATTAATTTTCACAGCGGCTCTCATGTCAGCAGCATTGATGGCAGGTGCCGCGGTGGACGCGGACAACATTTACAACCGGCTCTTCCCGGAGGTAAAAATCGTCGAGTACCGCCGGGAGGTCAGACCAGGAGATACCCTGTGGACAATCTGTGGCGAGATTGCCACGGATAAGGAAGACCTGCGGAAACTGGTCTGGCAGGCAAAAAAGGATAACCGTATTATGGACGTCGGCAACCTGCAGCCGGGAATGTTGATTGTAGTCAGAGTTGAGGAGGCGAGGAAATAACTGATAACGAAAAATTTGAAAAGATATTTAAATACATATCTGACAATTATAAAAAGGAATTAACTGATTATAAGGAATCGAAGGAAAGAGGAGACGTGATAAGAACAGCAAAAGCGAGTATACGTTCAGAAATTTTCTGGGAAATAATTCTTTTTATTAATAAATTGGACATCGAGGAGGCAAGAAATCAGTGAATGCAGAAGAACCACAAGAAGTCACAGGTAAAGAACTACGTGAATTTATAAGAAATTGGTGCGATAACGCTCCGGGCGCAAGGAAAAACAAGTGCCGTATTTTTGCAAAACTATATCCGTTATATATGGCAGTAGATAACACAACTGGACATTGCTTGGTAAAACGCTTTGGAACTCGACGAGAGGCCGTTATATGGCTGGCAATAAAAAAGCCGACTGATGTTCGCAGCATCAATCGGCAGGCGGAAAAATATGGGTAAATTTCCGCCTCTATTGTAACAAAAACAGGAGGATTACACAAATGGCAGAACTCATATTGAATGCCGATGCTTCGCGTGAGGATTGGCTCAAAGTAAGAAATACAGGATTAGGCGGGTCGGATTGCGGAAGCATTCTCGGACTCAATCCGTATAAATCAGCATTGACACTTTGGTCAGAAAAAACAGGAATGATGCAGCCCGAAGACCTATCAAAAAACGAAAGGGTCTGGTGGGGCAGCCACATGGAACCGGTGATCGCGCAGAGATTTGAAGAAATTACAGATAAAAAGGTACGCCGGAGAGGAACTCTTCGAGATAACGATTATCCGTATATGCTGGCTAATATTGACCGCTGGATAGTCGGAGAGAATGCCGGTCTTGAAATCAAGACGGCAGACTGGCGTATGAGTAAACAGTGGGGAGACAAAGACGATCTGCAGGATATGACGGTACCGGACAGCTACTACTGCCAGTGCATGCATTACATGGCAGTTACGGGCGCGGATTACTGGTATATCGGAGCGCTTATCGGCGGCAACGATTTCCGGGTAAAGAAGATCATGCGTAACGAAGATGATATCAAGTACATCAGGGAGCAGGAAAAAGAATTTTGGAACCATGTCACGGAACAGACAATGCCTGCGGTAGACGGCAGTGATTCTACAGTTCACACGCTTGTCGGGCTGTACAATACGCCGAACGGGAAAGAGATAGACCTGCCGGAAGAGGCATTGCGGATTTTTGAAAAATATGACTTGGCCAAAGCAAAAGAAAATGAGGCAAAAGAGGCCATACAAGCGGCAAAAAATGAATTAATGGCACTGCTTGGAGAAAACGAAGTCGGGCACCTCGGTGACAGAAAAGTCACATGGAAGGCAACCAAGCCGAGAGAATCTATTAGCTTATCACGCGTTAAAAAAGAAGACAGCGGCAGCTATGAAGCGCTTAAAGCGATGGGATTTATCAAAATCGGTGAAGCAGGCCGCATGATGAAGGTCTACTGATGAGCATTGAAGAGTTTACAGCCCTTAAGGTAGGTGCAAAAGTCAGTATTCAAAGGGGGCTAAAATCCCCTCCACTTCGTGGGACATTGGCGGATAAGGTGAACGAATCCGCTCTTATAAAAATAGGTCACACGCCGGCAGGAAAACCTATCCTGATATGGGCGCATTATATGAAGCTAAAACAGGAGGACAAGAAATGAATGCAGCAAAAGGAATCGTAAAAACACAGCAGGAGAACAAAAAGCCATCTCTACAGGGGCTAATTCGGACAATGGAGCCGGAGATTAAAAAGGCATTGCCATCGGTCATTACACCGGAACGGTTTACCCGGATGGTATTTACAGCACTGTCGAGCAATAAAAAGCTGCAGGCATGCACACCGGAAAGTTTTCTCGGAGCAATGATGCAGGCTGCACAATTAGGTGTAGAGCCGAATACCCCCATCGGGCAGGCCTACCTGATTCCATACGGTAATCAGGTACAATTCCAGCTTGGATATAAAGGACTGATTGATCTTGCTTATAGAAGCGGTGAAGTACAAAGCATACAGGCGCACGAAGTGCACGAAAACGATACATTTGAATACGAGCTTGGGCTGAACCCAAAACTGAAACACGTACCAGCTATGAAAGACAGGGGTCCTGTCATCTTATACTACGCTGTCATCAAGCTGAAAAACGGCGGAGAAGGATTCGAAGTTATGAGCCGGGAGGATGTAGATCAATTTGCGCGGGCGAAGTCTAAAACATATAAAAATGGACCATGGCAAACGGATTTTGACGAAATGGCAAAGAAGACCGTACTTAAGAAAGTTTTGAAATACGCGCCTTTAAAATCTGATTTCGCAAAACAGGTCAAAGAAGACGAAACAATTAAAACCAGTATTTCGGAAAACATGACGGACTTGCCGGACGAAACGGTGACGATTGACGCGGAGGCACAAACGCCGCAGGACGAAGAAATTCCGTTCGATCCGATACCGCCTGCGGTAGATAAAGAAACGGGGGAGGTGTTGACAAATGGAAGAAATTAAAAGAAATCCTCTATACTGGTGGCATAGCCGCGGCTGCATGGCGGAATACGGTTATGCAAAAGCAAAAGGAATCCGGATCTATGAGTATGTAGACGGGACTCTGTATCCGCTGGAATGAGGAGCGAAAATGAGGAACGAAGGATTTATTTGTTTATGGCGTAAAACACAATATGATCCGATATGGTTCAATAGCACTCCGGAGCAAAAGGCTATATTCATTACTCTTCTTTTTATGGCTAACTGGAAAGAACAAAAGTATGACATATTTGGTAATGAAATCACGTTAGAGGCCGGCTCATTTATTGGTTCGTATACACAAATAGCAAAATTGACCGGGAAAGGAGTATCAATCCGAAATGTGAGAACAGCAATTGACCGCTTTGAGAAAATGGGATTTTTGACACGCAAACCGACAAAGCGAGGAACACTCATAATCATAGTAAATTGGCGTAAATACCAGAACAAGGATTATGAAACTGACACGGAAACTGACATTGAACTGACACGGCACCGACACAAGACCGACACGGCACCGACACAAGACCGACACGCCCATAAAAGAACAATACAACCAAGTAACCAAGTAACCATTAAACCAAGTAACCAAAAAGATATACCCCCCTATATCCCCCCGAGGGGGAAGGATAAGGCACAGGAAGATTCATTCGATGCGGAAGGAAGTGAGCTTATCTCTTCATTTGCAGGAAGCAATGAAGAATTGGCGGAAGCGCTTCGGGCATGGATGGATATGCGTAGGGAAATGGCGAAAAAGAGGAAAGAGGTGTTCAGTATCCGGGCGCTGAAGATGGCACTGAAAAACCTGCATAAAGTTTCAGGCGGTAGCGAGCTCAAGGCGCTGGAGATTGTGAACAGGGGTGTGGAGCTTTCTTGGAAAGGATTTTATCCGATACGAAAAAAAGAGCCGAAGGCGAAAGATTTCGGTGATGTTTTGGATGAGTATGTGGATTACGCAAAGGAGCATTCGCAATGAACGAAAAAGTCATAAAAGCTGTTGCGAGTTTAAGGGCGTTCTTCCCGACATTTACAAAAGAACAAACGGCCGCTTACAGTCGTATTCTCGATGAATATCCAGCGGAAGTTGTTTCTGCGGCGATCAAAGAGCTCGTGAAAACGGAAACAGGGACGTATGCACCGCCGGTAGGAAGAATCTGCCAGATGTGCGATAAGATCATCGCGCAGGCAACGGGCGAAGTGGAGTTTAATGCTGCAGATGGCTGGAGAGAAGTGATGCATGTTGTGTGCGATGTCAGCATTTACAGGCTGGGAGAGTACAAGTGGAAGGACAAAGTGGCCGAAGAATGCGCAAGAGCATTGACGATAGAGGCTCTAATGAACATGCAGCTGGGAACGGAAGAAGATGTGATGCGCTCGAATTTTCTCAAGATGTACGAAGGGAAAGCGAGGCAGGTAAAGAAAAGAATGCAAGTAAATCGGATTCTTTCCGATGGGAAGATAACCGCGGCAATACAAGCGGTAAGTGAAAAATTGAGGTTGAAGGAGGCAGAATGACAAATGGGAAATAATGAGCTGGAATACGAAACAGAAGAAAACGCAAGAATTGCTTTTGCTGAAATAAAGAGCGCTTATGAATCCGGGAGAATAGACGTTTATATCTGAAAAGGAGAATGAAAAATGCCAAACATGAACAATTGTCAGATTTGCGGAAACCTCGTCCGCGATCCTGAAATCAAGAGCACAACATCCGGGAAAGCGGTAGCAACGATGACGGTAGCGGTTAATCGGTATTTTGTAAATCAGAACGGAGAGAAGCAGGAATTTACGGATTATGTACGAGTAAAAGCGTGGCCGCCATGGGCGGAAGCCATCGGGAACCAGCTACAGAAAGGGATGCCGGTATTTGTTGAAGGGCGGTACAGCAGTTACTCATACGGCAAGGACGGCGATAAAAAATACATGACGGAGATTGTCGCAGAATTTGTCGCCTGCCCTCTCAATATTAAGAAACCGCAGGGAACAGGATCGGGCAATTTTGAGCAGTTCGGAACAGCTCAAAGTGAACTGCCACCACAGATGGAAAATGATGATTTGCCGTTCTGAGGTGGTGGGATGGAATTTATCGTTGAAGGAGAGCCTCAAGGAAAAGCAAGGCCGCGGTTCAGCAGACGGAGCGGCACAGTTTATACACCAGCAAAAACAGCAAAGTATGAAAAACAGATCAAAGCTGCTTTTTTAGCAGCCGGCGGAGAAATGTTTCCGATAGATAGCTATGTTTCTGTGACGGTCAATGCTTATTTCTCAATTCCAAAATCCTACATGAAAGGAAAGCGGCTGGCGTGTAAACATAACATTAGCAGACCGGCAAAGAAGCCCGATATAGACAACATTTTGAAAGCAGTCTTAGACGCACTAAACGGAGTGGCTTATGAAGATGATAAGCAGGTCATTGAAGTGACGTGTCGGAAATGGTACTCACAGAGTGCAGGCTATTTAAAGATATGTGTAACAGAAATAAAAATTTGATTTTTACGGAGGTAGATAGATCTTGCCGAAAGGAAATAAAGAGGCGGAAATACAATATTATATTGCCAATTTCTTTGGTTTTAAATATATAGCTATTCCGAATGTAAATTTTTCGTGGTCAGGCTGTAAAATTCCGCGATACAACTACTAATAAACGAAAATGACTACATGTACGAAGTCGAGTGTAAATGTAGCTATAGCGATTTCTTAGCAGATTTCAAAAAATCAGAAAAGCATTTAACTAAATATACAAGAGGAGAAAATGAAACAGGATAAAGAAGAATGGGTAGTGTCACTGGATGGAGAAAATTATAACGGATATATAACATACCCGACAAAAGAATCGGCCATTGAAACTGGACAGAAGGAATTTACGAATGTAAAAAATGGTCAATATTCAGAGGTTTTTGATGGGTACATAGGTGATGATAAGTTCTTTTATGTCGCGCTATTTTCAAGACCCGAACCAACCGCAAGCGTTGATAACATTATTGAAGACGTAGCATGCAACGCAGATGTTATTTATGACGAATATTGCTTTGACTTTTTAAAAAATGTCACAGAAAAACAAAAAGAAGAGCTTGAAAAAGAAATCAACAAAGTTATTCAGCACTGGCTTGACAAGCATAATCTAAGAACTTATGGATTTTTAGTTGAAAATGTGGGGCAGGTGAAAGTATGAAGACACTGAAAGGAGAAGATGATGAAATTATATAAATTATTACGGGTAATTGTGCATCCTGTTTCTATGAGGAAATTTAAATTTGGCCTGCTTGAGCCGTCGATGTTTATACCGCTGATAATTATACAGGGGAACCACATTGTTTATAGTGGGTCGCCTATAAGGGTTGCAAGGTCACTGTTAAAACGTAAGGTTAATAAATTAGATTTGTTAACAACTACTAACGAACAGATTAGTGAAATGCAAGTTTACTGGAAGATAGAGCTTGCCGGAAAAATTTCACGAAAGTATAAGGATTGCAATGGCGGGGATGGTGCGAGATTATGAATAACGGAATGAAACCGGGCATTTTTCATAACCCGGATCCGACGTATGAAAAGACAAAAACAAATTTAAATCGTGAATCTAAGCGGGTACGCGGTGAAGTTGAAGCGTTTTTTGAAGAAATCCGACGCTGCAGGAAGCACATCGATTCGCTCAATCAATACCGCCAGCAATACGAGATGGATCTGTTTTCACTCAAAGGTTGTAGATACGATAAAGAGCCGGTAGACGGCGGTGTATCTTCTGATTTATCGGATATCGTGATTGCGTTCGAACAGAAGATGGCACAGGCGGAAGAACTACGGATAAAAGAGCTCAACAGATACGGAGATATGATCACAAGAGGGTTCAAGCTGCTTGCTTTACTTTCCGATCCGGAGCAGAAGTCCATTATGATTGACAGGTATTTTATGAATATTTTATGGGAGAAAATTGCGTTAGAACATCATTATGTGAGAAGTCATTGTTATCGATTGAAAGATGAGGCGATAAAAGAAATTTCGCGAAAAATGAAACATGAGACATTATGAGACATTTAAAAGTGGTATTATAATAGTGTAAAAGTTCAGGAATTCCTCCCTGAAATAAGAAAGCACGTACTTCGGCCATGGGTGCGTGCTTTTTGTTTATTTATCTAAAAGGCGGTGATTACTGTGGGCGCAAAAGGCAAGTATGCAAAATGGCTGCAGCCAGATAATCTTCTGCGCCTGCAGGCATGGGCGCGAGATGGTTTGAGCAATGAGCAAATTGCGCATAATATCGGCATTAATCAAGATACGTTATACACATGGATTAAGAAGTACCCCGAATTTTCCGAGGCTTTATCGCGCGGGAAAGAAGTAACTGATATTGTTGCTGAAAATGCATTGTATCAAAAAGCTATCGGAATCAAAGAAACTATAATGAAACCGATAAAACTGAAACAGATTTTATACAAAAATGGAAAACGTATATCTGAAAAAGAATATATCAAGATGGTTCCGGAAGAGGTTTATGTACCGCCGGACGTGAAAGCACTTATTTTTTGGCTGACGAATCGGAAATCGGAATGGAGAGACAAGCAGGAAAAAGAATTATCCGGCAATATCGGAATTAATCTGGTGGTAGATGATGACATCAGTACAGACGATTAATCTTGTTAATGATATTATTCACCCGACAGCGAAACAACGAGAATTTATGCGGACAGTTAAAGATAATACATACATTCTTTATGGCGGTGCAGCAGGTGGCGGGAAATCGTATATCTTACGATGGGAACTGGTTTATCTCTTAATTGGATGGTATAAACATCTGAAATTAAAAGGTATCCGTGTTGGGTTGTTTTGTGAAGATTATCCGGCACTGCGTGACCGGCAGCTGTCAAAGATCAAAATGGAGTTCCCGGAATGGCTTGGCAGTTACAAAGAGGCGACGCATGAATTTACATTGAATCCGGCTTTCGGGAACGGTGTGATATGTTTCAGGAATTTGGATAATCCGTCTAAGTATTTATCATCAGAATTTGCGGCCATCGCGATTGACGAATTGACGTTGAATGAACAGACTGTTTTTGATTTCTTGCGTATGCGGCTGCGGTGGGTCGGCGTTGAGGATCCTAAGCTGATTGCAGGAACAAATCCGGGCGGTAAGGGTCATATGTGGGTCAGAAACCTATTCATTGACAGAAATATTCCGCCGGAAATGCGGGATTTCGCAAATAAAATTGCTTTTGTACAGGCACGAATTGATGATAATCCATACTTGCCAGCGGGATACAGTGACGCGCTTGATACGCTGCCGGATAAGCTCCGGAAAGCGTACCGAGAAGGCGATTGGAATATATTCGAAGGTCAAGTCTTTGAGGAGTTCAGGACGGATTTACATGTGGTTGAACCGTTTGAAATCCCACCAAGCTGGCAGCGCGGAAGGTCAATGGACTGGGGATATAGCAAACCGTACGCGATTTACGAATATGCAGTAGATTATGACGGCGTTGTCTATGTAATTAATGAATGGTACGGCTGCAAACCGGGGACTGTCAATACAGGTACACAAGAGACGGCGCGGGAAGTGGCGCAGAAAATTAAGCATTTGGGCAGTGAATTTGGCATTGCAGACCCGGCGATTTGGCAGAAAACTGGACATGACGGGCCGTCGATTGCAGAAGTTTTCGCGGCGGAAGGCGTGCCGTGGTATCCGGCGGATAATGACAGATTGGCCGGGAAAATGCAGGTGCACTTACGGCTGAAAGAACGAAAGCTCAAGATATTCAAAACGTGTTATCACTTGATACGGACACTTCCGGCGCTGACATACGATAAACACAAAGTCGAGGACGTGGATACACAGCAAGAAGACCACGCTTATGACAGTTTGCGGTATTTCTTGATGAGCCGTCCGATTCAGCCGGTGAAAGCGGAAAAGCCGTTTAATGATGGTTACAGATACGAAGATGCGGAAGGAGATGAACCGACGGCGTGGGGAGTGTAATGAGCGACAGGGCATTAAGAGATTATGCTTATAGAGTGCTTAAATCAGAGTACGGTGAACATATAGAGAACGGGATTTTAATTCCGGCAAAGAAAAGCGATGAAGAGCTGGCGGCGTTCGCAGCGCAGATGCCGGAATGGCAGATTAGGCAGATGTATGAAATGATGTTTAAAGGAGAACTTGTCGAATGAGTTTTGATTTATCCGAAGCGCGAAATAATGTAAAAAGGGCACTGCAACTAACAAGTGAATGGCGCAAAAGTGCAAAAGAAGATTATGATTTCATGCGCGGTAAGCAGTGGACAGATGCGGACCTGAAAGTAATGAAACAGAAATCCCGTCCGGTTATTACAATTAACCGGATACGCCCTGTTATTAATTTGCTTTCAGGCTATGCGGCGCAGAATGAGACGGAACCTGATTTCCTGCCGCGGTCAGAAGAAGATGATCGCGTAGCACGAGTAGCCAAAGGTATCACGAAGTACACTTTCGACAAGACGAATTATCAGAGCGTTAAGAAAAAGGCATTCAAAGATGCGGTTATCTGTGGTGTCGGAAATTACTGGGTCAGTTATGAATTTGATTACGCCCGCATGGATGGTCGGATACAGATCAAAAACGTCAGCCCTTTTGATGTATTCGTTGATCCGGAATGCAAAGAAGATGATTTATCAGACGCTTTCTACTGCGGGCGTTACAGCTGGGAAAGTCCGGATAAATTGAAGCAAATATATGCGGACAAAGCAGATGAAATTGCCATGCTCGCGCATAAATACGATGACAGCGAATTGGAGACGGTCGATACGGAGCCGCTCTGGTATTCGCGGGATTTAAAGAAATTAAGGGTCGTTCAATATTGGTACAAAGAGTACACGCGGAAGAAAATTTTCTCTGCAGATGAAATGATCGTCGATGAATCGCAGCCGGATTTATATTCGGCTTTTTTAATGTCCGGAGCGGAACCGGAAGAAATTCCGGTTACAAAAATCAGATACGCGACATTCTGCGGGGAAGTGTTACTTGAAGAGGGCGAAAGTCCTTATAAGCACAATCAATTTCCACTTGTGCGGCAGTATTGCTACTTATCAGGTTACGGTGAGGATGTGGATGACGGACTGGAACCGGCGGGGATTGTACGGGATTTAAAAGACGCACAGCGCGAACTCAACAAGAACCGCAGCCAGCGTATGCATATCGTCAATCAGCAGTCGCTCGGTGTTCGCTTTTGGACTGGACCGCAGTTTGACGAAAAAGAGAAACGGGATATTCGGAATCTTTCTACAACGCCGGGCGCGAATATTTTCTTGAAGCCGGGTGTGACATTTACCGATGGGCTTCCGTCCGCTCAATCCGTTAATAATATAGAGCTTGAAAACCGCTCAAGCAGTGATTTCTACACAATTTCAGGCATTACTCCGGAGAGCCTGTCGGGCAGCATTGGGGCGATGAGCGGCAAGGCAATTGATCTTCGTCAGTCGGTTACCACGGTGCAGACGGCGGAAATATTCGATAAAGCCAAAGAAGCGGAACTGCAGATTGTAAAACTCTTATGGGGAGACACCTACGCACCGGGATTGATTCCGCAGTTTTATAACAAAGACAAGGTTATGCGGATCCTCGGCGAAGACGGCAAAAAAGAGTTTGTGCGGATACAGCCGGGGTTAGGTCAAGCCATTCAGGAACAGCAAGCGGTAGATCAGAACGGTATGCCGATGACAGATGAAAACGGCGATCCGGTCACGAAGGTACTGTATGATTTGTCCGCTTTTGATTTCGACATTGTGATCACAACATCGCAGGCAAGCGCTACCGCACGGCGGGCGAATTTGTATCAGTTGCTTGAGGCGAAGAAAGCGGGCGTCGATATACCAATGGATATCATTCTTGACTTCATGGATTTCCCGGAAAAAGAAACGGTCAAGAAGCGTATGCAGCAGGCTTCCGAACAGCCGAAAATACCGGACCTTAAAGTCAGCGCAAGTATTGAAGATTTACCGGCGGAAGCACTATCAACGGCGCTACAGTCTATCGGCGTGAATATTTCACCGCAGCAGATTATGCAGGAAAGATTAGCACTGAAAGGGCATGCAATCGCTCCGCCGGTGCAGCCACAAATTCCGATACAGCAGCCATAGCTATTAGGGCAGGAATGCCTGAATATATCGTCCTAAGCAACGACGTTAAAAGGCTTTTTTCTTTCGTCCGAAAAGAGACGGTAAACTACTACAAAAATCATTCGACCGCCGACGTCGTTAAACCGGCAGAAGGAGATAATCATGGAAAATGAAGCAATGCTCAACGCAGAAGATTTAGGGTTTGATGCAGAAGATTTGAAAGAAGCAGGTCTTGATAAACAGGAACCGACAACTCCAGCGGGTAATGATCCAAAGAAACCTGAAGATAATTCTGCAGGTAAACAGCCGAAAACTGACCCTGATTCTGAATCGGAACCTAAAACGAAAATTGAACCGGCAAAAGAGCCGGAAGACAATCCGGCAGGCGGTGATTTAAAGAAAGCGTTAGCGGAAGAAAGGGCCCGCAGGAAAGCGGCCGAAGAAGCGGCTAATACTTTGCGTTCACAGATGAGCATGTCACAGAAACCGGTATTATCTCCGGAAGATTTGAATCAAATTCGCAGTTATGCGCAGCAGGAAGCCGCACGTCGGCTCAAGATTGATGACGCATCTGATTTAATGTTCACCGATGCACAAAAGTATCAGGAACTTCTTCATGAACAAGCACGGATTGAATATCAGATGACACGCCAGCAGGAAGAGCGGCAGGAAACCTATCAGAAAAATGTAGCGTTTATTGGCGAGCTTAAGGCTATTCCGAATATCGGCGAGCTGTGGCAGAAGGGCACTGAAATGCTGGATGGCATGACGCGAAAAGACGCTGCTCCGATTGATGCGGCATTTTCACGTATTGATCAGGGGATAGGCACTGATGCAGACTTTAAAGTTATTCGTGATTTTGCTGAAAAGGTAAAATCAGCAATGACCACGCCTGCACAAAATCCGCTCGAAACGGCTAAAACGCTGCCGAAAGCAAGTGCATTAAACGGCGGTACTCTAACTGGCGCAAAACTGTCCGAAGAAGAAATCCTGCGGTATGTCGATGAAGGCCGGGAGAATGAACTTCCGGCGGAAATCAGAAAGCAGATTGATGACCTCTGCGGTGATTAATTATTTTACAAAAAGGAGAATGAAATATGGCACATGAATTTAAAATTCCTGAAAAATTGGTTCCTAAACTCTGGACGAAAAAGGTATGGAGAGAAGGTTTAAAAGCTTCTTATTTTGATAAGTTTACGTCTACTAATGGGAGTAATGTTGTTCATACGAATAAAGATCTAAAACAGGCTAAAGGCGATGAAGTAAACTTTGGACTGGCAATGAATCTTAAAGGTAACGGCGTTTCTGGGAATAACACACTCAAAGGTAATGAAGAAGAAATGCAGATGTATGATTTCAGCGTAAAGACTACTTTGGTCAGAAACGCAGTTACGCGCTTTGAGGCGGATGACCAGAAATCTCCGTATGAAAATTTGCCTCTTATCAAGGGGGTGTTGGTGCAGTGGCTGTCCGACTGGAAAGACAACAAACTAATTTCCGCACTGACGGCTAATCCGACAACCGGCGAGAGAATGTTTGCGTCTGCTGCAGGAACAGAGGTTTCTTTAACGGCTAATGACAAGCTGACCTGTGCGCTGATTGCAAAGGCGAAACGCAAGGCTAAAATGCATGAACCGAAAGTGAAACCGCTCAAGATTGACGGACAGGAGAAATACATCATGCTTGTCGGCACATGGGCAGCGCGTGACTTGAAAGCAGATCCGGTATGGCAGGCAGCACAGCAGAATGCGGCAATCCGCGGCAACCAAAATCCGATTTTCACCGGAGCGCTCGGCGAATATGACGGCGTCGTGCTATATGAATATGAACGTGTCATGAATACGAAAACCGGTGCGTCTTCTGCAAACGTTGTTCATAATTTGCTTTTAGGGCAGCAGGCGGCATGCTTCGCTGTAGCCCGCGAAGCTCGCTTCATTAAAGATGAGGATGATTACGGCAATGTACAGGGGAACGGTATCGCGTTCTTCGGCGGCATTGAAAAATCCATCTACAACAGCAAAGATTATGGTGTGATTCATGTCATGACTGGCGGTGCTGTAGAGTAATTTCAATGGAGATAAGGTGAGGGCTGTAAAAAGCCCTCTTTCCTTTTCTTAAGGAGTAACCATGATAATTAAAGACTTGATTAACCGTGCGTATATGCAGGTGGGCGATACATCGCAGGTGAACTATACGCCGTATCAGTTTCTGGAGTTTTATAACGAAGGAAATCATATTCTGCATAAGATTGTACTGCGGTATATTCCGGATATAGTAAGCAAGACCGAAAGCGGACACCAACTGCGTCCGGATGTAGCATTGTCAAAAATGGCACTCCGCATTCTTTCGGTGAAAGATGCAAGGGGGAATGATATTGATTACGATTTAACCGCCCATCAGCTGGTAACGGCGAAAGATAAAACCCAACGCGGATTAACTGTAATATATATCCCGTCTGCAGATTACAAAGACATGAGTGATAACAGCGGTTATCCGTCAGAAATGGAAAGTATGCTCGTCAATTACATGGTGGCACGTGTTCTGAAAGCGGATTTATCGTTTGTATCGAACTGGGAAAATGAAGTCTCTGAAATAGCGCGCCAAATGGATGATGAAAATGGTTTCATAGCAAGGGGGTACTGGCCGTATGACAGCAGGCGAACTGATTACGATGATTAATCTGGATACGAATGAAATACTGGACGATAGCACAGAATATATCCCCTATATTAATGCGGCTATTGATTATTTAACGATGGCACTTATCCCGATGAAAGACAGGGAAGTAGTAAGGTCTATGGATATAACTAATAATTATCCGGTACCCGGAGATTTTACGGCGTTTGTGCCGGCGGTGGGATATCCGGTACGCATTGTGAATGGGTCTTTTCAGACGTACGGTGGAAAGACTGTTAATGATGTTTTTTACGCTGTGAAAAAGCCGCATGTATCAGATGAGACGGATTCGATTCCATTCAGCGAAATCTTCCATTTCATTTTGGTGCAGTTGGTTTCGTTTCTTGTCAAGAAGAAATCATTAATGCTGGATTATGCCAATGCGGATAAAGCGTTTATCGCTGATCTGACAGCGGCAATCCAAGCAGCAAGAGGACGCTGATATGGGAGAACGTTTCTTTGTTTCGACGAACGGTTTTAGGTTAGGATTGGACTGGAGCAAGCCTGCAGAAAGTATTGATTTGCAGAGTCTGACGCAGGCAATCAATTGCGAGTACAGCAGTACGGACGGCGCATTGCAGACGGTGCCGGGGGTAGAAGTCATTTATACACACGAAAAGGATATCGAGAGCCTGTATTATGACAATTACCGCAAGCAGTTTTACTTTTCCTGCGGACGTGATTTGTATAAAACGGCAGATTGGGTAACAGTTACGCCGCTGGGAACGCTAACGGGGAACAGCACTCCGAAATATCATGCTTTTGATCATGATATTCTGATTGCTTCCGGCGGTAAATTGCAGGCTGTTTCCGGTGCTGGCGTGCTGTCTACTGTAGATGAAAGCCCTACTTGCGAGTTTGTGAGCAGCCACAGCGGCTCTGTCGTTGTGGCATCTATTTATGGACACCGTATCACATGGTCAGCTGTCGGTGACTATAGATCGTGGACGCCGGATAGCAATAATTCCGCTTCTGCGCAGTATGTAGAGGTTGGTTATAAAGACCCCGGCTGTATTGTAGCTATTGATTTCTTATCAAAAGTAATCATTGTATACAAAGAATACGGTAGAGCTTACCAAGTTACCGGTAATCCACACGAAAAGACACTTGCGGTGTATCCGCTTTCGGAAACGGCTTTGTGTTGCGGTAGTTCTATTAGCATTGATGACCGAAGTTATTATCTGGGTAACGCAGGATTAATGAGCTTTGTGCCAACGAACACGTATGCGAATATTCAGCCTTCTGAGATAGGTCTTAATATCAATGCACAGTTGACAACTATCACGACAGAAAAAGCCAGAATGTGGCACATCCCCGGAAAAAAACAACTATGGATTAAACCGGGAAAAAATCAAGATGTGTTTATTTATCATTATTTACCGAGATATGAAGATGGAAGAGGTGTTTTTACTTCAAGACGTTTCGTTCATGATCTGCATGATGTCCTGACTGTCGGTAAAGAGATTTACATTGCATATGGCAACAAGATAGGAAAGTTGGATTCGGAAATCGATACTGACAACGGAAAACAGATTACGACATCTATTGTTTCAGGGAACAGATTGGCGCAAAGACTGTTTTTGCTACTATTCTCTTATAATTTCGTATCAAGCAACCGCATTGAGGGTTATGGCAGTATTACGATTAGTGATAAACGGGCAAAACCGGTTGTGTTTAAAGCTGCAGCTACCAAGCTATACTATGCTAACGAAAAATTGATTAACGCAACCGGCAAGTTGAACAGCAATGAATATACGAAGGTAAATAAGATTGGCGGCGGAGCTAACCGCCATCTGCAGATAAAAATATTTGTCGCCAAAGGCGCAATTGCCCTGCGGCAGTTTGATTATACCTATGAGGAGGTTTAAATGCCTTACAAAGAAAAATATCCTTTAAATCCAACGCCGCAGGGAGATAGCACGAAAGAAGCTGTATTAAAGAACAGAGAAGAAATTAAGACGATCGGAAATGCAATTTCTATGCAGCCGAAAGGCGGTGGTAGCGGCCTGCGGCAGCGTATTTTGTATGGAAAAAATAACGGCGGGAAATATAGTTTTCTTTCCGGTGTGGGATTGTCTATCATTATCGACGGCAGTAATGTTCCTGTCGTTTTGACGCTGGCAGATGGTTTTGATGAAAATGGGGCAAAAGATTATGTAGAAACAATAAACAAAAAAATCAATGCATGGACGCTGCCCGGCAATGCTACAAGTTATCTTTTTGTAGAAAGAGGTAACTCTGGATCACTGTCATATAACAGTGTAACTGTTAAGCCGATATTCGCAAATGCATTATCGTCTGGTATCCCTGTAGATTCTCATGTTTTTAACACGCTTGAACAGAAGATGTACATGTATAACGGTACGGAATGGAAAGCTGTCGTAAGAGTTTTTGTTGCAGCGGTAACGACGAATGCAACCAGCGTGACAAAGATTGAATATATGAATAATGCGGCAACGGTAGAAATAACAGAGGCTGAAAAAGAAAAACTGTCCGGTATTGAAGACAAAGCAGAAGTTAATCAAAACGCATTTTCTAAAGTAAAAATCGGTGACAAAGAACTTGTTGCGGCAGTGAAACAAGCTGTTTTTGAATTAATCGCCGGGGATAACATTAAAATTACTCCAGATGCAGATGGTTCGAAAATAACGATAGATATAGCAAACAAAAAAAATATATTTAATCCCGATAATTACTACACTAAGGACAAAGCAGACGAACGTTATTATCATGAAGATGTACCTTTGCCGGTAGCTTATAATAACGAAGTTAATTTTGCGGGAAATGCAGCCACAATACAGTTCGGCTTTCGTGACCACAATATTAAAACATATCGGTTTGGCAACGGCACGCAGGGCGGATTAGCCGATATCACCGCGAAAGCGCTTGATGGTAATTTGTGTTCCGGTTCTTTTAATGGTACGCAACAAATGAATGACTGGTTGCGTCAGCACTATAAAGATGATAACGTTTATGCTTGTCTTGCACACCGCGCCAATGAAATTGTAATTAACGGCAATAAGCAATGGGGAACTGTTTTAATGAGCGCTTATCCAGCACATGACGGACGAGCATTAATAACACAGCTGTTTTTTGCTAATTCTAACGGCTTGTTTTATCGCTATTTGAATACACCAGATGAGATAGATAATACAAATAATTGGTATCAAATTGTGGGCACAAACAATGAGAATAAGCTGAAGATTGGCAACAATTACATATGGTTTGCGTGAGGTTGTGTTTATGAGTGTATTTAAACATTTATATTATCAGAAAGAGAATGGAGAAACAGGACAATGTGATGTATATGATGACCAGAACGAATGTCCAGACCCGCGAACGTATGTCAACGTAGACGGAAGAGATGGCTATGTAAAACTGGGGGAGTTTAATGACCCGCAGGCAAGTCCTTTGCGGTGTTATGTAGCCAGTGCAAGACGGGAATTTGCGATTTTAAAAGTAGCAATCCCAACTGGCAGCTTTACAGTACAAAATTATAATGGTGCGTCTTATGACTGGACATGTCCTCGATTGATTACGAAAATAAAATGTACATCGGCGGGAGAATGGGATAAATATGTAAATGTCACCCCGGGAACAGTTTACACGTTTAGGTGTGTTAAAAGTTTCAAAGAACATAAATGGGTGATATACGTTGGGGGGAATGCTTTTGTTTCTTTGTTTAGAGCAAATGACCCGCTTATCGTTTGGTGGTCACAAGAGATTAATAATTCATGAACAAGATAGGGTGATGAGATGAATTGAAATTATCAAGTTTACAGGAAATGATAAAAGATTATGAACGTATCACTGGCGAATCCGTCAGTTTTGATGGGTTCTTTTTTGATGATGATCTTCATGATAAACAGGGAACGCATTTCAAGTTTTTTCCGAATGCTGGATTTCTTTTCTGGCAATTGATTAAGCATGAGAGAATCGTTTATTTCCAGATTCTTGAAACATACGGCAAGTTTCACAAAATGGTTGATTACATCAGAGAGGTGATGATGCTTAATGACGTGAAAGATATCGTGACAATGACGACACGCAATCCGAAAGGGCATATCAGGCGATGGAAAATGGTACACCATCCGGAACATGATTATGATCACGAAGGACGTCATTACTATGTGCTGACCGGCACAATTGAAAATTTACATTAGAAAGGAGATTGCATGCTATTATTTGATTTACAGCTGTTCGGGAAAAAGGGGACAAAGATAACGACAACGCCGGCGCAAGTGCCACAGATGTCCGATGAGGAAAAAGGGCTGCTTGGCGAACAGCTGAAATGGGCACAGACTACACAGCCGGTGGCACAAAACCTGCTGAATATGGCTAATCAAGCATTAAGCAGCCAGCAAGTTACGCCGAATCCCAACTGGCAGACATTGTATGACCGGGCGCAGAATCAGACGGCAGCCAATAATCAGCTGGTACAGGGACTGATTCCGCAGGTAAATGCAAATACAGACGCTAATGCAGCGGCTAACAACCGTTTCTCTGGGCTGCTGGGGAATGCTATTCAGTCTATGACACAGGGGAATAAAGAACTGGCGTCCGAATACAATACGGCCATGCAGAATAATAATACTGCTATGCAAGGATTGTTAAACGGTGTGCTGCCATCTTCTTATGCGGAGAATCGACAAAAGGCATTACAAGCTGATTTAACGAATACAGTCGGGAGTACATTGTCCGGACTGGCCAGCCGGGGAATTATCAATTCTTCACAAGCGGACAGCGCATTCAATGATATTTCCCGAAATGCATCTAATACGCTGGCTGCACAGTACGGAAATGATATGCAGACAGCCGCGGGGCTTGCCGGACAAGCTTATAACAGTCAATTGGCGGGCATTAACGGTAAGGCGGGGCTATTGGGTGATATATTCAGGAACCAGCTTTCCGGCTACGGGCAGCAGGCTGACTTGGCAAATACGAATTTCAACAACAGACAGCAAGGTATTTCAACGCTGTCACAGCTGGCGAATCAGTCGCAACAGATGACGACAGATCCGATTAAAACGGCAGCAACGGCGCAGGAAGCGTCCATTAATACGCCAATGAAATACTTGGCGATGGCGACAGGCCAGAACGCACCAACGCAAGGTTTATTATCTCAGTTATCACAACAGCGGTATTCAGTAGCTTCTCCTGCACAGACGGTTGTACGTCAAGGGAGCGGCGGATTCTTTGGAGGTCTTATGAGCGGATTAGGAAGTTATTTTGCATGCTTTACAGCAGGAACAGAAATTTCAACACCGGAAGGTGCAGTTGCCATTGAACAGATGACATTTGGTGATCAGGTTGTTTCTCTTGGCGCAGTGAATGAGGTTACAGAACTTCATGATATGGGCGAGGCGGATATTTATGAACTGCGCACGCCATCCTGCACGGTAGAAACCACACAGACGGAAGTATTCATGACGCCTGATGGAAAGAAACCTTTAACCGAACTTTCCGAAGGTGAGAGTGTCATGACAGTAAACGGATTTGAACCGATTACATCAATTGTAGAAACCGGTCGAAAAGAAAAGGTTTATGAACTGGAATTGACCGGTGACAATATGTTCTATGCAAACGGTATCTTGGCGGAAGGCTTGACAGAAGCTGACAAAGCGGGTAATGACCCGGATGGAGACATTATTCCTGCAGAAGCGGTTGACGTTGTTCCTGCAGAACAGAAAACAGAAGATTCTGCAGAAGAACCTATGCAGGAAATGGAAACATCTGCAGAAGAAACAACGGATGAAACAGAGAAAAAGCCGGCAGCTAAGAAGCCGGCAACAAGAAGAAAGACGGTTGCTAAGAAAGCGGGTAAATAATCATGAGTGTTATCTATGTACAGGATAAATCACCATGGGATCAGATTGGGAATCTGGCGGGACTGTGGGCGGCAAACCGTCTGCAGAAGATACAGGATACCCGCAATGCTAAAGATTATGCAACAAGAGTATTTGGGGGCTATCAAGATGAACAGTCCCCGGGCCTTTTGGCTCAATTGACACAGCCGCAGACCCCGCATATGGGCAACGGTCTTTTTGCGCAGGACGGTCTTGAAAAAGCAATGCCTCATTTCAAGATTAACACTACCGGCACACAGCCTTTGCAGTCTTCGGTTCCGGCGGGGCAGGACGCATTAGAACAGGCAGCTCCCCATTATCAGTTGAATATGCAACAGACACAGCCGCAAACACAAACGCAGCCAAGTGCGCCTGACAGGAGCCAAATTAAGCAGTCGCTTCGGAATAAAGCCGGGGCGGCGTATGTCAGCTTTATCAAGAGTGGTTACGGTCAGCAGGAAGCAGCGCGTATGGCAAAAGAAATGCTCGAAAATGACACAGCAGAAGAATATGGTAAACAGCTTAGTGCCTATCAGGACAGTGTTCTTGAGCCGGCACGGCAGGATATCCTAAATCAGCTCGTCTATACTACGGATAAAGACGGGAATGCGGCAGTCAGCGGTTATGATCCGAAAAAACTTAAGGCAATGGCGCCGCGGATTGCCGCTTATAATTACCGTGCTCAGCAGCTGGGGCTTCCACAGATTGATATGAATATGCTGAATAACATCAACGCGTTGGATAAGCCGAATATTTCCTATAAGACAATGCCAAATGGCCAGCTTGTAGGAATCAATGGCGATACAGGAGCTGTCCAGCAGATGGGGAATTATGCACCGCCGCAAGATCCGCGACGTTTTTATGTGAATACCGGCGGCGGATTATTTGATGTCAGAAGCGGGCAGGTTATTCCTGGTACAGCAAGAGAAGTACAAGGGCCCGGAACGAGCGGGTACAATTCGCAGATTATTTCACAGCTAAGTCACTTGCAGCAGATGTACGAGAAGCAACATATGTATGATGATGATTTTGATCCGTCAAAATCTCCTTATTATGCACAACTGCAACAGGTTTTAGGCTTGCAGCAGCCCGGACAGCCGGGAGATGTAACAGGCGGGCAGAAACAGCTTGTGAATGATGAGCAAGGTCTCAGTAATAAAATCATGGAAATGCGGCAGCATATGTCCAAAGAAGAAGTACAGCAGGCATTACGAAACGAAGGACTCGGTTTCTATGCAGCATGGGTACCGTAAAGAGGTAAAATATGGGTTATTTTGATGAATTTCAGCGTGCTGGCGGTAATACTGGCGGTGAAAGATATTTTGATGAATTCAAGAATCAGCCGCCGCAGGATTCGTCTTTGCTTGATAAGGCCAAAGGCTTTTTGAACAGCATCGATGACGCTTATGAAGAAGGGCGTGCAGCGCGCAAAGCGCAGTGGGAGAAGACGAAAGCCAATGTATGGAATACTCTTTCTGATTACGCGGCTAATGCCGGCAAAGCCATAGAAAATTATGGCAATGAAATTACGGCTGCCGGAGAGCGTGCTTTAGAAGCCTACAACAATGGAGAATCCATCAACATGGAAGACCCAACGCAAGGCTTTGAGGGCGAAAATTACAACCGGGCAAAAATGAATGTCTACAATGAGCTGGTAGGCAAACCTGCCGGGTACACCGCCATTACGCCCGGTATGCCCGGCATTGTCCGTATGGCAGGTGCAGCATTGGCAACCCCTACATTGCTTGATTCTACGATGCAGACTTATGATCAGAACATCGCCAATGATGACGGTACGCCTGTTATTAGCACGGCAAAAGAGGCACTTTTAGATCCTGTTATTAATCCGGTTAAAGAAGCGGTTACACATCCGGGAGCATATGCACAGAGTCTTGTGGATAATCCGACCGAATTGTGGGATAAAGTGTTCTTACCGGGCGCGGTCATTCACGGAGCGGCAAAAGGCATAAAAAAAGCAACGCCGAAAAGTATCAGCGAGCCTATCCGCGAGCATGTGACGGAACCGTTTAATGAACATGTTATTGATCCGGTAAAGAGCGGCCTTGCCAATGCGAAAGGTCGCTTTTTTGATTCTTTTAAACGTGGCGGGGAGACAGGTTTTGACGATTTAGCCCGTGATACAGAGATGGGCACGCAGTCACTTAAAGAAACAAACCTGCCGCCCGAATACGGCGAGACAGGAGATATAAAAACAGATGTTTACAACCGTCTCCGCCAGAACGGATTTACTGATTCCGAAGCGGCGGGGATTACCGGAAACATTGCGCAAGAATCCATGTTTGATACAGAAGCGCTTTCAAAAGATGGATATAATTCCCGCGGGCTGGTGCAGTGGACGGGCGATAGAAAGGCACATTTAGAGCAATTTGCCCGGGAACACGGACTGGATCCCAAAGATTGGCGTACACAGGTAGATTTTATCTCCGAAGAGATGAATACTACAGAACGGGCGGCTTTTGAAGCACTCCGGAAGAATCCGAATATCACCCCTGAAGAAGCGGCACATATTGTCCGCGAACAGTATGAACGTCCGGATCCGGCAGTGGCCAATGACGTATACCGCCAGCAGGTTGCCAGAGAAGTCTATGATGGCCGCAGTGTCCGTCCGATGCAGCGTCCCATGCAGAACGAGCTCAATGATTTTACGGAAGATATGAAACAAGCCGCGCCGGAAGAAGCAAATTTAAATTTCATGAAGGATCCGGTGAAAGATATTACTCCAGAAGAATTATCCGATCATATCAAAAATGGAACTATTCCTAAGGAAGTATTCCGTACATATGACGAAACGGAATATAGCGCATTCAAAGATTTACCGGAAAAACAGAAATTTGAATATGCACGTCAGGAAACGCTTAAACTTGCTGACGGAATAGACGATCCGATGGGAGAAAAAGTAAGAGTTATTTTTGACAAAGAAAACAAAAATGCAGTAGATGACGCAGTTAAAGCTTTCACTTCCGGACATGGCGAAAATATGTCTATTTCTGATAGCCGTGCATTTGCAACTGGGTTGATAAAAGATACTGTTCAAAATCCGGATTTTATTCTTAAGCAAAAGAACGGAAGAAAACTCTATGTGAATCTATGGCGCGGAAAAGATAATTTGTTACATCAAATAGCGGTCAGCATGGATAAAACCGATAAAGGGAAAATTATCTCTTCAAGTACGGCTATGGATAAGCCCAGACATCGAAACAATGCTATTAATCAGCTTTCAAGGGATATAAAAAACGCCGACGAATTAATTTACGTCGGCGAAAATATTCGAGGTCGTCAGTCAGGGTATCCTCTGCAACCCTCCAGTGATAGGGGTTCAACGCCGGATACCCAGCTCCACCCATCTGGCAACTCTATTGTAGCAGAAGAAGTAGGAAAAGTAAAATTGCCGGGTGATGAACGATCATTTATGGCAAGACCGCTTGAGGAGGCGGCCGGTAATGACTTGACCACATGGCAGGGAGAAACGATTTCACGCAAGCAGATTCTTGATGATGTAAATAGCATTTTCGGGGCTACGATCAAGAAGGGGCGTGTCGGTAAGAAAGGCACTAACGGATGGTATAATCCTAAAACGGACATTATACGAACAAGAACATTCGGGGATCCCCGAACTGTTATGCATGAACTTGGCCACTATGTGGATGCAAGGTTTAAATTCAGCAACCGTCCTGGTTTTGATACAGAATTTTCCAATGTTATCCATAAACGTTTTGGAAATGCCTACAATAAGGGCGGTATAAAAACCATCCGAAAGGAAGGGATTGCTGAATTTTTCCATGATTACGTTACCAGTCGAAAGAAAGCGGCTTCTGATTTCCCGCTGTTTTATAAAGAGTTTAAACAGATACTGGAGAGTGATAAAGACCTGCATGCTGCAGTAGACAAATTGTCTTATGTCGGACATCAGTGGTATGCGCAGCCTGTGTGGGAACGGATGAAAGGTTCTGTTTCTTTTGGCGGTAAAGAAAATCTACTGCAGAAAACGTTGAAATTCTTTAAGGATTCTAAGAAAGTCGCACGGAAAGTTTATCATGAGCCGTATACTACAATGGTGGATGAACTTCATCCATTAGAGGAACTTATCGGTGAAGTAGAAAAACGCACGGGAAGAAAGTTAAGGATAGAAGAAAACGCATTCAAACAGGCGTGGCTTGCGCGCGGTTGGGCAGGTAAAGCAGAAGCCCTTCTGCAGAATGGTTCGCCCAAGCATAAAATCCCCGCTTTTAAAGAGATTATCCGAAAAATCCCGGATAATCAGCTGAAAGATTTTTCTACATATCTGACCGCATTACGCGAATTGGATATGAACCACTGGAATACATTCTTACCGCGAGATGAAACACCACTGATTACGAGATTTACAAAATCAGAATGTTTTGACGTCATCAAGCATTATGAGAAGAATCCTGTTTTCGCGAAAGCCGCTACGGAAATCCACAGATATAATGATTTCCTGCTTGCAAATGCTGTAGATGCCGGTATGTTATCGGTAAAGGCTGCAATGGCCATGAAGAATAAATATCCTCATTATGTACCGTTCTTCCGTGAATTTTATGAAGCTGCAGAAGCACAAAGGAATGGAACAGGAAAAGGATTTGCTAATGTGGGGGCTGTCACAAAGAAAATGCGCGGCAGCACTTTAGATGTAGTAGACCCACTGGAAGGAATAATCCGGAATACTTTCTCAATAATGAGTGCCATCGAACGGAATAAAGTCGGACAATCTATCGTGAAACTGGCCAATGTTGATGGCATGGGAGCATTGATTGAAAAAGTGTCCGGTGCGGCAAAGGTGACGGATCATAGTTTCAGTGTGTGGAGAAACGGAAAGAAAGTCGTTTATAACACGACACCGGAATTGTATCAGGCATTTAAAATGTTGAATCCGGAAGGTGCAAACATGTTTACGAAGCTTCTTTCTTATCCGGCAAAATGGCTTCGTGCCGGGGCGACGTTAGGGCCCGAATTTATCTTGCGAAATCCTGTCCGCGACATGATTTCTGCTACGATCTACTCTAAACATGGATTTATCCCCGTTGTAGATACTCTTAAAGGATTGGGGCTATATCTGCAAAAGGGCAATACGTATTGGGAATACATGCGGTCGGGTGCGGCACAGGCTAATCTTGTTTCTCTGGATAGGAATTACCTTTCCGGACAAATGAGAGGGCTCTTGCAGCGGCCAAGCGTCAAAAAGATGATTACTACCAATCCGATTGAAGTACTTCGCGGATTATCCGAAGCCACGGAAATGGCTACACGTTTAGCAGAATTTCACAATGTACGGAAAGGATATACGGGTATAGGGAATCGGCTGTTCAGCAGAAAGCGAAATCCGGGCAGTATTCAGGAAGCGGCGCTTGAAAGTCGTGATGTGACGCTGGACTTTTCACGAATAGGTTCTCACACAAAATCACTGAATAAGACGATTGCCTTTTTCAATGCGGCTATTCAGGGAACGGATAAGATGTTTCGTGAATGGAAAGCGAATCCGATGGATATGACAGTAAAAACGGCTATGTGGATTACCTTGCCGTCAGTATTGCTTTGGGAACTCAACAAGGACGATCCCCGGTATCAGGAACTGCCGCAGTGGCAGAAAGATATTTTCTGGATTATTCCGACGAAAGACACGCTGATTAAAATCCCAAAACCCTTTGAACTGGGAATTCTTTTCGGTACCGTTCCGGAACGTATGCTGCAGTGGGATTATGACAAAAAAAGGAAACAAAAGGGAGCGGGATTCAAAGGCCTTGCCGGCTCTGTACTTGATTCTATGGCTCCATCCTTCCTGCCGACTGCATTAGTGCCGGCTATTGAAGCGATGACCAATCATTCAATCTTTATGGGGCGCGATATCGTACCGCAAAGCCAGCAGAATACAATTCCTGAATTACAGTATGGCCCTTACACATCAGCAGTTGGCCGAGAAATAGGGGAAACGTTCGGTATTTCTCCCCGCAAAGTAGATAATACCATCCGCGGATATGGCGGCAGTCTTGCCGGACTGGGATTGACACTTACAGACGGAGTGGCAGGACTGGATGAAACGCGTCCGGCAAAACGATTTTCTGAACAGCCGGGGATTCGTGGATTTACCGCCACGCCATACGCAAGCAGTGAAAGCGTACAGGAAGTTTATGATGCCTATGACAGGCAACTGAAACTGTTCAATGCGGGGCGGGAACTGCATAGGCGGATGGACGGATTCGATCCGCGAGAATTTGAACAGATGAAGAATGCCGTGAAAGCTTTTCAGAATATTAACCAGGCAAAAAAAGCAGTCATGAAAAGTAATTTATCAAGTGAAGCTAAACGAAAGAGGCTGGATGAAATACAAATGTCACAAGTTAGAATTGCAAGAAAGGCATTAGGGAAAGGAGATATCAAATAATTGGAACAGGAATTTTTTCATGCATTACTGCCAATTGCCAGTAATATTGTATATGTTGTTTTATCAATGGCTGTAGGTTTTCTTTGGAATAAAGCCAAGGGGCTACAGGAAAACAGAGAAAAAACAGAAGATGGCGTGCGGGCATTGCTCAAAGACCGTTTAATCGGGATCCACAGCAACGCTATGAAAAAGCAGTATATCACTTACACAGAAATGGAGCGTGCATCAACAATGTATGAAGCTTATCATGGGTTGGGCGGCAATGGTACGGGAACGGCGATTATGGAAGAACTCAAGCATCTTCATATTCAAAGGGATGACTAATCATGATGGAGAAAATCAAAAAACTGTGGACGCGGTATGTGCCACGTATTTCAAGGCGTGCGAACACGTCTTTGAAAGTGGTATATCTTTACGGAACTGGACTTTTGATTCTGTTTTTTATGGTTCTCTTCTCGTGGCTTCATGATTTTTATCGAACAGGCACAGCTAACACGGCACAGTTGATTACATTTTTCAAAGAGTATGCAGCTCCGGCAGTAGTCGGGGCTGTTACTTTTATATCAGTTTTTTCAGTGAATAAAAATCGGAATGGTGATTCCGACGCAGCGGAGAAAGGAGCGGCAAACAATGAAGGGAATAGACGTATCTGAAAACAATGGAGTGGTAGACTGGGGCGCTGTAAAAGCGGCAGGTGTTGAGTTTGCTATTATCCGCATTGGTTACGGCAAAGGGCACTTAGACAGTCAGTTTTACAACAATGTGAATGGCGCTTTAAAAGCAGGACTGAAAATCGGCATTTACCATTATTCTTATGCATTATCGGACGATGTGGCAGGTGTCGAGGCAGACTTTGTCATTCGGACGCTTGAAGACTGTGGACTGACTACAGATAAATTACCGATGGGTGTATGGTTTGACATGGAAGATGGTGATGGTTATAAAGAACGTCATGGCATGCCGGATAATCAGGAATTGACAAACATCTGCAATGTTTTTATTAATCGCTTGAGGGATGCAGGCTATAAATATGTAGGTCTATATTCTTGTTATGACTGGCTTGTGAATGTTTTATATGTAGATCAGCTGGGCGGATGTGCAATATGGTGTGCGCAGTTTGATTCAAAATGCGATTATCCGGGTGCCCATATTTGGCAGTACACGGAATCAGAAAATATCGAGGGAAAATTGTTTGATGCGGATGTTGTGATGGAGGTATAAAAATGAACTATCAGGAAAAAGCAAAACAGATTGTTATTGATTATTACAACGGTCGTGTAGAGAAAACGGATAATAAAAAACTGACAGCAGAGGAAGTTTTTATCGTATGGTTTAGTAAAACATTGCAGAACTGGAAAGCATTGGTAAGCACAACAATATCAGACGGAATGTACTACGAAGTCACATACAATGGGGACAAAAAAGAAACATATCTTGATGCATACATAAAATGGGAAAATGTTTGTGTAAAAGATGAGGAGTGATGAAAATGAAGTGTGTAAAAAAAGCAATTCCTGTAGAAGCATGCGCATTGGACGGAAACCATGATGAATGGTTAAAGGATGCAATTAAAAAACAAATTGTAAAGATGAATACAGATGGAACGGCAGAAATTGAAACATTAGAAGGCGTTCAAAAAGCAAGAAAGAACGATTTTATTATCAAAGGCGTCCACGGAGAAATATACCCATGTAGAAGAGATATATTTGAAGAAACTTATGAAGAGCTTGTAGGGGTGTCCGAAGTAGAACAGAATGAAACAGTAAAAATGAGGGGAAGTACGGATTACAAAGAAAGGTTTAAAGCAGAATACTACCAAACAAAAATTCGGTATGACAAATTACACCGGATGCTGATTAAATATGAAGCAGGAACGCTTGATTTTACCCCGACTTGCGATATTGAAATATTAGAAAGGCAAGCAAGGTACATGGGGAATTATCTTAAATGCTTGGAGATAAGAGCAGAAATCGAAAAAATAAAACTGGAGGTATAAATGTGGAAAATAAGAAAAGGGCTTATTTTATCGGCGGTCTTGCTCTCATTGTGGTTATCTCCGTTGTTATCTGGTTCGCATGCGCGGGCAGAAGCACAGTACACGATCTCCGAAACCGATCTGACGACATTAGAAACGAACTTTCAAATGCAGAAAGTGAACAGCGAAAAGAAAGACAGATTATTGATAGAACAGGAGAAGCAATTGAACGAAGCCGAGATGAAATCGGCGAAAGCAGAAAACGAATTGCAGATAGCAAACGAACAAATAAAGAAATTAAAGAAATCGAACGAAGTGACAGAGAACTCATTGAAGAAAACCAGAGAATTATTCAACGAGTACGAGAAAGAGACGGAACGAGAAGTAAAAATTAAAACAAGGCAGCGAAATTTCTGGATTTTTGTATCTGCTGTAGCTGTGGGCAAAGCGTTTGCCCGGAGGTGATCCTAAATTTAATCTATGGTATAATATAATTAGTTGAGCCGTGGCGTATTGCACAAAGCGGACCGGAAAGAGCCTTGATACAGAAATTGTATCAGGGCTTTTTCCTTTCAAGGAGGATTATATGAGATGGTTTTTATATGCACCGCTACAATTACTCATTATGATAATTTGTTATATCACAAATCCTATTGTAGTATTGTTTGCCGACAAAAACGGGGAACTGCATGGATTTTTGCGAAAATGGCAAACATTTGATGATTCATGCGATAGCGAAGACTGCGTGACAAAATATGTACCAGACTGGATTATGATCCGAACTATGGACGGGTTATGAAAAGATCAATTAACATTGCGTCGCTGCCGTTAATCGATAAATTGAAGCGGTATTGCTGCCGTTTATTCTGGTTGTCAAGAAACTGCGCTTATGGTTTTGCACTGGACTGGTTCGGGGCAACAATTAATCCAGATGGTGTTGTGGTTATTGATGACTACAACGTGGGAGAATTCGAAAGAAACATACTTGTCACGCGAGATTTAAAATACTGGAAAATATATAATTCTATGCGAATTCTGAACACGAATTACCGATGGAAAATATATTTAGGATGGAAAATTCATAACGTGCAAAGTATACATAGAGCAATGCTGGCATTTCGGATATGGTTCTGTAAAGCAAATTAAAAGACAGGGCGGGGAGAAATCCCTGCTCTTTTTCTTTGAGCGGCAAAAATACGGCAAAAATTTTAGCTAAAATACCGCATTTTAACGGTTATTGTTTTTATCATTATTTCTTGGCCACTCGGTAAAATCGACAAAACACAAACACAACGATTTTCAACATGTCTTAATAAAGCTTATGCTATAATCAAAAACCAGAGGGGAGTTATCCCGCTGAATAAAATCATGGGC